CTCCATGTTCTATGATTGATTACGCCGTCGTTGTCGCTGCCCGTATGTCCAGCACTCGCCTACCCGGTAAGGCGCTTGTGTCATACTGTCCCGATCGTACGCCCAACCTGGCGCAGATAATCTCCCGTTGGCGCAAGCATTCGCGCCGGCGGCCCACCGTGGTCATCGCCACGACGGACGGCGCAGAGGACGATCCGGTTGAATCTCTAGCGCAGATGTGTGATGTGCCATGCTATCGCGGATCGCGTGATGACGTGGTATCGCGCACGGATGAAGCGCTCCGGCAACACGCGCCCGATGCGCGCTTTATGGCGCGGGCGATGTCTGACAATCCCCTGGTCGATGTGCCTCTATCTGATTGGCGGCTTGATGTGTTGGCCGAGACGGGTGCCGGAGGTCTGTGGTTCGGACCCGACCACGAACGCATAACCTACGCTGGCACGACCGACGTTTGGAGTCGCGCCGCATGGGATATGATTGTGTCGGAGTCTCAGGACGACGAGCGGGAGCATCCCGGCCTGTACTATTGGCGCAACCTGTCGCGCTTCTCTGTTGTGCAGTTACCTCTCCCGATGCGCGAATACCTCGCGCCCGTGCGCACGGAGCTAGACACGCCAGAGGATTTAGAGATGTTCCGCGCGCTATGGCGGGCCTGGGCGTTGACGGAATCTGATCCGTGCATCCCGACGATATGGGCGCTGACGATGCTGGAGCAAAGCCCGGAGTTGAGGGCGATCAATGGTCACATCGATGTCAAAACGCAGACGCGCGCAGAATGGCCGAAGGGCCTCGGCTTCCTGTGTGAGCAATGCCAATCGAGACTAGGCGGCATCGTGGCCGGCGATCTGGAAGTGCGTTGCGCCAGGTGTGGAAAGCCTCGAAAGTTTTACTCGCAGAAACCGAGCAGAGAGAGTCGGGAACGACATAAGCCGAGCACGATAGGGTATTAGGATGTCCGTGAAGTTCGTCGCTGAGGTGAGCAGCAATCATAGCCAAGACTTGACGCGCTGTCTCAGATTCGTTGATACAGCCGCCGAACTTGGCTGCTGGGGAGTCAAGTTTCAACTTTTCAGAATTGATAAACTCTTTGCGCCTGAAGTCCTTGAGTTCAGCGCAGAGCATGGAACGCGTCGAGCGTGGGAGCTTCCAGTATCGTTCCTGCCAGAAATCGCGGCGCGTTGCCAGAAGCGCGGGATTCAATTCGGCTGCACGCCGTTCTATCTGGAGGCGGTGAACGAACTTATACCGTTCGTGGATTTCTTTAAGGTCTCCAGCTACGAATTGATTTGGGACGACCTGTTGTATCTCGTGGCACGAACAGGAAAGCCCCTTGTACTGTCAACCGGCATGGCCGATCTATCCGAGATCGCCAGGGCATCGAAGACACTCAGAGAGAGCGGCGCCGATCCAAACACGACCGTTTGGCTGCATTGCATTTCTAATTATCCGTGTACCCCCGATGCTTGCGGTCTGTCATTCATCGATAAAATTAGACACATGGGGGATGCTCCGAAAACCGTTGGCTGGTCAGACCATAGCCACAACCCTGGTGTCATCTACTCGGCCGTGTTTCGCTACAACGCCGACATGATTGAGCTTCACCTTGACTTGGACGGAGCGGGCGCAGAGTACGGCAGGGGCCATTGCTGGCTGCCTGAGCAAATCGCGCCCGTCATTCAGGCGGTACGAGATGGAGAGCGCGCCAACGGTGATGGCGTAAAGCGGCCTATGCCTTCCGAGTTGAATGATAGAGACTGGCGGCGCGATCCGGGCGATGGCTTGAGGCCGATGAAGGCAGTACGCTCGGCATTCTTGACGCGGTGAAGCGAACAGTGGTACAGTAGTGCAGCAGTGAAAGCCTGCCGCATTCGGCGGCACACAGAGCGTAAGGCCGCTCCCATCTAGGGCGGCTTTTCATTTGTCTATGATGTTAGCGCGCGCGACTAATTCATTGATGCTCGAACGACTACAACGCGCCGTGAGCATGAGCACGCAGACCGCGCGTCTTGCTCTGCCTGATTTCATTCGCGGCGCATGGTCTACGCTTGAGCCGGTCACGCGATATGTTCACGGTTGGCACATTGATGCAATCTGTGAGCACCTAACCGCAGTCACGAACGGGCAGATACGCAACCTCCTGATTAACATTCCCCCGCGCCATATGAAGAGCCTGAGCGTATCTGTGTTCTGGCCGATGTGGGCATGGACATTCAAGCCTGAGACACGTTGGCTATTTGCTTCATACGCCGAAACGCTTGCTGTGCGCGATAGCCTCAAGTGCCGACGCCTCATTCAGTCACCGTGGTTTCAAGGCCAGTGGTCGCACGTATTCAAGATGACTGGCGACCAGAACGTGAAGGGGAACTTCGAGAACGACCGGACGGGATACCGATTCTCAACCGGCGTGGGCGGAGCCGCGACGGGTGCTGGCGGCGATGTTATTGTAGCTGACGATCCACACAAGACACACGAGGCGGAAAGCGATACTATGCGTGAAAATGTCTTGGTGTGGTGGGATGAGACAATGAGCACGCGCCTAAATGATCCGAATACGGGCGTGAAGATTATCATCATGCAGCGCGTGCATGAGGCCGATTTGAGCGGTCACGTCTTGGAGCAAGGCGGATATGAGCATCTCTGTCTGCCGGCGGAATATGAGCCAAAGACCTACACCACCGTCATCGGCTGGAGCGATCCACGCAAGGACGGGGGCGAATTGCTTTGGCCGGATCGGTTTGGGGTCACTGCGTTGTCGGGACTCAAACGTGAATTGGGTGTATATGGTTCGGCTGGCCAACTACAACAGCGGCCCGTCCCGCGCGGCGGGGGGATTTTCCAGTACGCGCAGATAGAGATAATTGAGAGCGTGCCTGTGCAGGCGGCGCGTGTGAGATATTGGGATTTGGCGGCAACCGAGGGCGGCGGGGCGTTCACTGTCGGTCTGCTGCTGGCCAGAGATTCAGATAAGCGCATCTGCGTTGAGGACGTTCGGCGCGGGCAACTATCGATCGGCCAGCGCGATGAGTTAATCCTACAGACCGCTCACGATGACGCGCTGGCATACGGCAACACGGTGCAGATCTGGATCGAGCAAGAGCCGGGCAGCAGCGGAAAAGAGACAGCCGAGGACAAGGTTGCCATGCTGCGTGGCTTTCCAGCACATTCTGAGAAGGTCACGGGCAGCAAAGAAGTTCGGGCCGAGCCAGTGGCGCGCGCCGCCGAAGCGGGTGAATTATATGTTCTGTCTGCTGACTGGACAGAGGGATTTCTAAATCGACTCGCGCTATTCCCGATGGGGCGCTACAAGGACGAAATCGACGCACTGAGCGGCGCATACAACAAGCTGTCACTGATTCAATATCTATCACCCGGAACAACTGCGAAGGCTGTTGGAGATACTCAAGCTGTATCACGCTTCACGCGTAAGACGGTAAGCGGCAGCCGCTGGGGACGCACGGATAAGCGCGGTTGGCGCAGATAGGAATACGACATGATAGACGACATCGCACAACGAAACAGTCAGATAGCCGCCGCACTCAAGTCACCCAGCAAGTCCACCGCGAAGGAACTCGCTCGTCAATATGGTCTGAGTGTGTCGCATGTCTATCGTATCGGGAAACAAGCAAACGGCGTCGAGCAATTCGCCGACAATGGCAACCAGACGCCGAGCCGGTCAATGGTTGGCGGTGGATTATTCAAAGAACTAGGCATGACTGGCTTGCGGCGTTTTGCGGGAAGCGGGGAGATAGACGAAGAGTACGATCGCGTATGGAAGCCGCTCAATAAGAAGTGCGCGCTGATAAAAGAGATGGCCGATGATGCTATCTGCGCCGCCGTCGAGATGGCCGTGAGGATGACGCTGCGCCGCGTCGGGTGGTACGTTGAGCCAGGCGGCGACGAGGACGTAGACAAAGAGGCTGCCGAGTGGCTTGAGACCTGCAAGGATGACATGAGCCAATCATGGAATGACACAGTCGATGGCGCACTCGGCATGATTAAGTTTGGATTCCAACCGGCTGAGATAGTCTATAAGAAGCGCGGCGGATTGCGCGAGGGTCAAGCCGTTCCATCTAGCAAGTATGATGATGGTCGAATCGGCTGGCGTAAGTGGACATTCATCGCGCCCGATTCGCTCGCGCCCGGATCGCCCTGGCAATTTGATGAGCACGGCGGATTACAGAGCTTTACACAGCAGGCTCCTCCAGACTATCAGACAGTGGTTATCCCGATCGACAAGTCTCTTCTGTTTCGTTCGACGACAGAGCGCGGCAACCCCGAAGGCCGCTCGCTGTTCAGGCCGATGTATGCGGCATGGTACATGAAGAAGAACCTGGAGGAGATAGAGGCCATCAGCGCGGAGCGTATTGGCGCTGGCTTTCCTGTAGCCTACCTGGGCCGCGATGTTCAAAAGAACCTGGACGATCCAGAATCGGACGCCGCGCAGATTCAGAACGCTCTGCGCAATATCCGCGTCGATGATCAGATGTCGTTTCTGATTCCGTTCGCCAAAATG